TTGGCGAAGAAATACCGGGCAGACTACGAGCGAAGGGAGGCTCTAAAATAATGCTTACTCTCAACGATGCTATTGCGAAGAAAATGGAAGACCCCGAGTTCAAGGCCGAATGGGACGCCCTGGAGCCTGAGTTCCAGATCATCCGCGCCATCATCGAAGGCCGCGAGGAAAACGACTTTACACAAGCACAGCTTGCGCAAGCGACCGGCATCCACCAGGCCGACATCAGCCGACTGGAGAACGGAACAGGAAACCCGTCTCTGCGTACCCTCAAGCGGCTTGCCGCCGGCATGGGGATGAAGCTCAACCTCGAGTTCATTCCCCTTTCCAGCCAGACCCCAGCCAGATAAAAGCAGACGCCTCCCCTCCGTGGGGAGGCGCTTTTTTTATTTCCCCGGATACTGTGAACCGCGCAGATTTCCATGGAAGGCGCCGCGAAGCTGAACGCGCTCCTTCTGCTCATACGCGGCGATAATCTCGGCCACCCTCGCAGCGGCGTCCGGTTCGCCTGCATCAACGGCCGCAGCGTACTGGCGCTGCATATCGGCCAGGGCCTTCGTGCGGACATAAGCACAAGCCGGGCAGAGCCCGGAGACCATATCGCTGACATTTTCATCAGCCCCGCAGCTCCGGCAATAGGCACGGCCTACGCGGTGCTCGGCGCCAAGGGCAAAGCGGCGTTCGTCAAGGTCAATGATTTTTTCCACTTTTTTCACCTCCGACCGGCCCGGGCCAGCCACCACTATCATCACAAGTTTTCTATCAGTTTATATATACAGAACAGTTTATATAAACACTCAGTTTATTTATGGGGACAAAAATTAACCGGCAAATTTTAACCGACAATTTTTCACCGGAAAAATTAACCGGTATTTTCAAAATAACAGTCAATTTTTAACCGGCATTTGCTTATCAAAATACTGGACAATTTTTGACCACTATTCTATGCCCCAGAGCTTCCTAAGACGGTCAATCGTATCCGGCCAGTTTGCCTGTCTTGGCCGACAGACAGTATGTTGTTTTCCGTATCTTCCATTCCAAGAAACAGCTTCATCCGCTGGGACAGCTTTTATCCACTCGACCAGAACGACATATTCGCTGTCTTCATCGTCTCTTGACCGGCAGTATTCCCCGGACATCGGCAGCGAAAAGAACGGCGTCCCACTGATTTTCACCGACGCCGCCGGCGCGGCTGACGCATTGACGATGCAGCAGCCGACGAAGCCGCACCCGGGCATATTTACCCAGACGCGGTCGCCAGGAGAAAGCAGCAAAAGCGGATGCCAATAGCAGCGCCCACCGCCTGCAGAGAGGAAGCCATACTTCCGCGCATCATCCCAAGACCGTAGCTTTTGCCCGCAGGGGCCTTCGCCTTCGGCCTCGAAGAAGTTTGCGTAGTATTCTCCGTTCCATTCTATCTTTTCCACGGCCTATCTCCTTCCGAAATCGACGTAGATTATACGGCCTCCGCATTGTGCGCGGGGGGCTCCGCAGAAGCGGTATCAAGCACAGGTGCGTACCGCTCCTGCAAGCGGCCCAGGAGTAGAAGCTGCTCCCTTTCGGGGAGCTGATTATATATTTCAAGAAGTTCTTGCCCGTTCTCGGAAATTTCCGGTGCGGGCTCTTTTTTTATGCTCATTTCCCGGACTTCAGAACGCCCAGCCAAATAGTCAAGCGAGACATCGAAGAAATCAGCGAGGCCAACGGCCTTTTCGAGGGTAGCACCGTTTTCTCCATTCACCCAGGCGCCAACCACGCGGTCGGAAACACCGATTTTTTTAGCCAAAGCGAGCTTACTCAACCCTCGTTCAGCCATCAAACCGGATAGACGTTCGGCAAAATTCATAAAAGCACCCCTTCTTTTTGGAACAAAGTCAACAAAAACAGCGAGCAATATCCAGCGAAGTCAACAAACTTCCCCGAATCCGATGAAATCAGCGAATTTTCACTTGACTTCTTCGCTGATAACAGCGATAATTAGGCTACACCCAAGAAATACGGCAAAAACACAGGGAACGTAAAACGGAGGAAATAACCTATATGAACACCTACGAAATCTTCTTCACCCGAGAGAACGGCACGACCGGTTCCGACCGTTTCACCGCTCCAGATGAAAAGCAGGCCCGCAAAGACTTCCGCGAGTGCTACCGGCACAGCACCGGCACCATCACTGAGGTCAAGCTCGTCTCTGAGAATGTTCCGGCAAGCAAGGAGCAGGAACGCACAGCCCTCGAAAGTATCCGCGCCATCATCGCTACCCTCGGCCCGAACAGCTATCTCGCAACGGCCTTTGAAGGCTGCTTTGAGATTGCGGAGGAGAATATCAACAACGACTTCGCCGATTCCATGAAAGATCGTTGGCTCACCGCAGACCGAAAGCTCAAT